GCGCTGCCGCGATACCCTGCCGCCTGTCTGCCGCCGTCGGTGTAGATCATGTGGTCTCCCTCTGGTTGGGTCCCTGGTTAAGCTAGCCGGCTCATTGCCGACCTGATGACACCATCATAACACAAGCGTAGCTGGTATGCAACACCCTGCCATTCACCTATGTGGGCACGTCCGCGTTGTCCGCGGACACGTCCGGCCATCCGCCCGCGTGCCTTGCTGCCTGTTGGGGTAAGCGCTCACTTACCAGGGCTATGGGCTGGGCCGGCGCGCTATTGGGGTAAGCGTTTACTCACCATTTGAAATCCTTTTCCAGCCGTTTTCGTTTTCAGATCCGAAAGCACTTCGAGATTCTGATATCACTAATACGCATATCCCCTCATCGCGAATCGCGAGACCCACATCGGAGCAAGCCAAGCTAGAACCAGGGGAATCAAAGGATAGAATCAGGCTGGTATATGGTAGAGTCTGGACATGATGGGGGAGTTGGAAGAGGGGTCTGCGGTGAAGAGCGGACGGGGAGGCTACCGACCCGGGAGCGGTCGAAAGCCGGGGAGTACGGTGGCGAATGGGCGTGTGACGCCGTACAAGCCTGCGCGTGAGAAGGCGGAGTTATTGAGTCTCTGGCGTACGGAGGTGAGCAGACAGTTTGAGACGTTGGTACGGGCGCAGATTCAGTCAGCGCAGGGTGTGACGCATATGGTGGCCCGTGACGATCAGGGTCGGTGGACGACGGTCACGGACCCGGACGTGATGGTGGAGCGGTTGAATGCGGGGGAGCAGGCGTATCGGTTGTCAGCGGTGGCTCCGAATGCGACGTTGATTGGGCAGATCATGGATCGGATGTTTGGGCAGGCGAAACAGACGATTGATCTGGATGTGAGTACGGAGCCGTCGAGATTGTCAGACCGTGAGTTGTCGGCATCGCTGGGGAATCTGATGAAGAAGCTCTCGCCAGCGGCGTTGCCGGTGGTGGATGTGACGCCCGTGGAGTCTGGAACCGACGAAAGAAACGAAAGAAGTCCCCAGATTGACGCGCAAACCGACGAAAGAAACGAATTAAGTCCCGTGGAGGCGTCCATCGTGAACGACGGGCCGGAGTTTGTACCGTGTGTACCCCCCAGAACAAACGAGACAAACGGGTTGAGGACGGTGGAGGAGATTCTGGCGGAGGCACGGGAGAGCGCGGCACAACGGGAACGAGAAAACGAGTGGCCGGATGTCTGAGTTGACCCTGGATGAGCGGTTACGACTCGACGCCTTACATGCCGAGGCGGAACGTCGGACCACGTCACGCTTCTCGACGTTTTACCCAGACGGCGACGGCCCCCTGGCGCGGTCACGGTACCAGAAGCACCTCGATTTTTTCGCGGCTGGCGTCACGAAGGAGCGGTTGTTTATGGCCGCGAACCGGGTCGGGAAGTCTGAGGCCGGGTCGTATGAACTGACGTGTCATCTCACGGGGTTGTATCCCCACTGGTGGACGGGACGACGGTTTGACGAGCCGGTGGAGTGCTGGGCGGTCGGGACGAACTCCCAGACGACGCGGGATATTGTGCAGGCGAAGCTGCTGGGAAGTGTCCAGTCTCCAGGGACCGGGATGATTCCGGCCCACCTGATTGAAAAGACCATCAACGCGAGAGGACTGGCCGGTGCGCTGGAAGGGGCACAGGTTCGGCATGTGAGCGGGGGACTGAGTCTCGTGGGGTTGAAAACCTACGAACAGGGACGCCAATCCTTTGAGGGGACCGCGAAACACGTCATCTGGTGCGACGAGGAACCGCCGCAGGATTGCTACACGGAGATGTTGTATCGGACGATCACGACGCAGGGGATCATCATGGTGACGTTCACCCCGCTCCAGGGGATGAGCGCGGTCGTGAAGGGGTTTCTGGAGCCGGAATCGCCGGCCTCGGCCAAGTTCAAGACGTTTATCCAGGCGGGGTGGCGTGATGTGCCGCACCTGGACCCCGCTGAGCGTGAGGCGTTGATGGCGACGACGCCGCCGTATCAGATTGCCGCGAGAACCGAGGGCGAGCCGAGTTTGGGGTCGGGAGCCATTTACCCGATTGCCGAGCGGGAGATTCTCGTCCCCACCGCGACGATTCCCGAGAGTTGGGCACGCTGCTATGCGCTGGATGTCGGCTGGAACCGGACGGCGGCACTCTGGGGCGCGACAGATCCCGGATCGGGACAGATTGTGCTCTATGATGAGCATTATCGTGGACAGGGCGAACCGGCGAGTCACGCCGAGGCGATCAAGGCGCGTGGTGATTGGGTGCGCGGCGTCATAGACCCGGCGAGTGCCGGGAGTAGTCAGGTCGATGGACGGGCGCTGATTGATATCTACGGACGACTGGGTCTGCGTCTCGAGCCGGCGCAGAACGCGGTCGAGGCGGGGTTGACCGAGACCTGGAACCTGCTAGTCTCGGGGCGACTCGTCGTGCAGGAACATCTGAGTAATTGGCGCAGTGAGTTTCGGAAGTATCATCGGGACGAGCAAGGGCGCATTGTGAAGGTCTCCGATCACCTGATGGATGCCACGCGCTATCTGGTACTGAGTGGGCGTCATGCGATGCAACCACCACCACGACCCGCGCAACGGTCGCGTCTCTCGCGAGGGACAGCCGCGTTAACAGATTGGATGGGCGCATGACGAGCGAGATGCAACAGGCGTTGGATCGCTTCAAGTTTGGGTCGGATGCCGACACCGACCAGCGCAAACGCGAGGTCGATGCCTTGCGGTTTCAGGTGCCCGAGTTCTGCTGGCCCAATGAGGTCAAAGACCAGCGGAAACCGCAACTGATTGGCGGGGTGTCGATTCCACAACGTCCGATGTTGAGTATCCCGAGTCTCGACCATCCCATTCAGTTGGTGCTGAACGCCGAAAAAGCCGCCCATTTGGGTGTGTCCATCCATCCGCTGAGCGATGATGCTGAAGAAGACACCGCCGATGTGCTCCAGGGGCTGTATCGACGGATCGAGGTGCAAAGTCGGGCTGGGTTGGCGCGATCCTGGGCCTTTGAACGGGCCGTGAAGGCCGGACGCGGGTATTACCGCGTGATTACCGAGCCTGACCCGGACAGTGACGACCCTTACGACCAGAAAATCACGATCAAGCGGATTCTCCAGCAGGGCAGCGTCGTGATGGACCCGTTTGCCCAGGAAGCCGATGCGTCTGACGGCGAATGGGCGTTCGTGGTCAACGATATGCCGTGGGAGACCTATAAACGCCGCTATCCAAAGAGCACCATGGCCGGCTACAGCGAGGAAGAACTCTCGGCGGTCGGGATCTCGACCCCGAGTTGGGTCTCTGGCGACGAGGGCGCGTCACGCGCCGTGCGTGTGGCCGAATACTACCGGCTGGAATACAGCACGTCGAAAAAAGTGCTGCTAGACGACGGATCGGAGTCCGACGAGGACGCCATCCCAGAGGGACGCACCGCACGCGAGGGGGTTGAGGCACGACAGCGGGTCGAGAGCACCCCGACCCTCTACTGGAGCACGATCAACGCCGTCGAGGAACTGGAACCCAAACAGGAGATGGACGGACGCTATATCCCGATCATTCCCGTGATCGGACGCGAACTCATCCCGTTTGAGCAGGATCGGCGCTATGTGGGCATGATCGAGCCGAATAAAGACGCCGTCAGGTTGCTGAATTACAGCGCGTCGTCGGCCGTCGAGATGTCGAGCTTAGAGACCAAAGCGCCGTACATGATGGTGGAGGGCCAGGAAGAGGGCCACGAGCAGGAATGGCAGTTGTCGAACGTGCGGAACTTCCCCTACATGCGCTATCGGAACGTCTCGCTGAATGGGACCGCCGCACCCCCGCCGCAGCGAACGCAAGTCGATGCGTCTAGGCTGGGACCGAGTATGTTGCTGCTGCAACAGGCCCGCGAGTTTATCCACGAGGGCACCGGAGCCTTTGAGTCGGCCCTGGGCCAACAAACCACCTCGGCCAAGAGCGGCAAAGCCATTCTCGCGCTCCAGAACCAGCATGACAGCGGCAGCAGTCATTTTATTGATAATCTGGCCGAAATCAGCCTGACGTATGAGGCGAAGGTCATCTTGGACCTGATCCCGCATATCTATGACCGACCGGGTCGGATTGCGCGGATTCTCGACCTGGAAGACGAACCCAAAACGGTCATGTTGAACGCCCCGTTCCGGCGTGATCCAGAGACACAACGCCCCATTCCCGCACCAGGACCGCCCGCGATGGCTCCTGGTGGCCCGATGGGCGTCGGAGGGCCACCGATGGGTCCGGGCGGACCCCCGATGAGCCCCGGCGCTGCTCTTTTGCCTCCTGGGGCACCGCCGATGGGACCGGGCGGTCCCCCGATGGCCCCCGGTGGCCCTCCGATGCCTCCTGGTGGCCCTCCGATGGGTATGGGTGGACCTCCGATGGGTCCGGGTGGCCCTCCGATGGGTCAGATGCCGCCGCCACAAGCCGAGAAGCCCATTGAACTCTACGACCTGCGAAAAGGCCGGTACGGGATTACCGTCAGTATCGGACGCAGCTACAAGAGCCGACGCGAAGAGGGTGCGGACGAGATGGGCCAGTTGTTTGAGGGCAATCCGAGCCTGTTTCCGATATTGGGCGATATTTACCTGAAATTCCGCGATTTCCCCGGTCATTTGGAAGCCGCAGAGCGCGTCAAGAAAATGCTGCCGCCGCCGCTCCAGGATCAGGACAGCGGTCCCGATCCCCAGATGCTCCAGCAACAGATTCAAGAATCGGGGCAACTGGTCGAGCAACTCACGAAGGCGCTGGACGAGAAAACGCAACTGCTCGCCAGTGACGCCCAAAAACTCCAAGCCCAGACCGCGCAGACCCAAATGGACAATCAGGCCAAGCTCGATATTGAAAAGATGCGGATTGAGATCGAACGGATGCGGAACGAGACCGAATTGACCGTTACGGCCATGAAAATTAAGGCCGACGAGGCCGAGGCGCGGTTGAAATCCGATACGCGACTCGCGGAATCAGAACAGTCCAGTGCGACGAAAATGATGCACGACGTGACCGAACACCAGCACCGCGAGGAGATGGCGGTCATCGACGGGCTCCAAAAAGAGGCTCAGGCGGTGCAATCTGCCGAGCCGGACCAGCCTGAAACGGTCCTCGCAATTGATCTGACGCCACCCGACGAAGGACCGTGATCTGAGCGTCACGACCGGTATTGGCTTATTTCGGAAATATATGATATTTCTATTTCACAAGAGAGTGACGTTTTCACCTGGGCACGACTGATTCCCGTGCCGACACCCGCTCCCCGGCGGGGTGAAAACGACAAGGGGACGCACGATTCGGGGGCGTGTTATGGGTGTGAGCTACCCAGGACACGCCTTTTGTTGTGCGGTCCCCCCTTTTTGAAGTGAGGGTTATGGCTACTGACGCAGGACAGGTCACCGACGGCGACATCACCATCGACTCCAACCACGAGACGACGGAGCAAATCGCCATTGCCTTTCAGGACGACGCACCGCCGTCCGAGGGCACTGACGCGGTGTCCCCACAGTCGGCAGACGCCGCGCCCGTCGCCGAAGAGCCGATCACCCAGGCGAAGCCCAAACGTCGGAGTAATCCAACCGAGGCGGTCAAGTCCGCCATTGCGAAGCAGCGAGAGGCCGAACGACGCGCCGACGCGGCTGAGTCGAAAATCCAGGCACTCTCTGCGGAAAGAGCGCCGACACCGACAGAGACACAGACGGCACCGGAACCCGAGACTCCGAGTTGGTCTCGGTTCAAGGAGATGCCGGGTGTCCCTAGGCCGGACCAGTTTACGGCCTATGAAGACTACAGCATGGCCCTGGCCGAGTTTGTCTCGGACGCCAAACACACCGAGAACACGGCGGCACAACAGCACGCCTACGAGCAGCAGCAGATCGCGCAGGAGCAGCAAGTGCAGCTTGATCGCTGGTCGAAAACGCTTGATGAGGCTCGTCAGCAGAACCCGCAATTTGACGAGACCTTAAATCTTGATACGCCGATGTCGCTGCCGATGCAGCACTTGGCGATGGAGAGCCCACAAGGGATTGCGATCTTGCAGTGGCTCTCCGAACACCCAGATGACGCTCAGCGCCTCTCCACGCTGCACCCGGCAGAAACCTACCGGGAAATGGGGAAACTGGAAGCCCGACTTGAAGCTGCCTCACCCACTGTCAGTAGCGGCCCAGCCCGAGTCGTCAGTTCTGCGAAAGCCCCAATCAAGCCGCTTGGGACTTCGCCTCCCGTTGAAGACCCCTTTGAGATCACCGACGATTTGTCGATGGATGAGCATTTCCGTCGCATGAATGCGGCAGATCGGCAATCGGGTCGTCTGTAACCGGACAAGGATGATCAATGGCTAATACCCTAGCGACACCATCCTGGACGACGAAGGAAGTCGCACGCGGCTTTATCAATAAGCTCGTGTTCCTTGCGAACGTCAACAGGACGTACGACTCACAGTACGAGATTGCCGGAGCAAAAGTCGGCAATACCGTCAACGCCCGACTGCCCCAGCGGTTTACCGTCACGGACGGTCAGGCGCTGCAACTCCAGAACCTGTATGACCAGACCGTCCCGATCTCGCTGACGAATCAGAAGAACGTGGCGTTTGGGTACTCCAGTCAGCAGGCCACGACCGAACTCGACAACATTCGGACGCGTTATGTCGATCCGGGCTCTGAAGCCCTGGCGAATGCCGCTGAAGTGCTCGCGTTCAACGCGGTCTATCGGGATATCTACTCGTCTGTCGGCACGCCAGGGACGACGCCCAGTGCGACCCTGACGTATCTCCAGGCGGGGGTGAAACTGACCGACCTCTCGACCCCCTTGAAGGGTCGCGTGGCGGTGCTGGACCCGCTGGCGATGAGCACGCTGGCGAACACCACGAGTTCGCTCTTCAACCCGACTGCCGTCATTGCCGAGAACTATGAAGAGGGCATGTTTGGTCGTCGGCAGCTTGGGGTGGATAAGTGGCTGCAAGACCCTGTGCGTCCGACGCATACCACCGGCACCTACACGGCCTCGACGCCGCTGGTCGATGGTGCGTCTCAGACGGGCAGCACGCTCGCCACGGATGGCTGGGCCTCGGGAGCCGCGACACTGAACAAGGGTGACATTTTCACCATTGCCGGTGTCAATTCGGTCAACCCGCTGTCGTATTCGTCCACGGGACGGTTGCAGCAGTTTGTCGTCACGGCGACCACGTCTGACTCGTCAGGCGATATGGCGACGTTGCCGATTAGCCCCAGCATCATCACCTCTGGGCAACTCCAGACCGTGGATGCCTCGCCTGCGAACAACGCCGTGATCACCGTGCTGGGCACGACGGCTGCGGCGGGCGGCACCCTGGCGACCACGACCAGTCCACAGTCGTTTGTCTATCACCCCGATGCGTTTGCGTTCGTGATGGCCGACCTGATGAAGCCCGGTGCGGGCGCAGAGTCCACCACGGTACGTTCCAAGGCACTCGGATTTTCCATTCGCATGGTCGAGCAGTATCAAATCGGCACGGACCAGAATCCAAGCCGACTCGATATCCTGATCGGCGCAGCGACGATCCAGGCGCGTCTCGCGTCCAGAGTGTGGGGTTAATCATGGCACTAGCTACAACGACGCTCTCGTCAGCGGTCGCCGTCGATGACACGTCTGTCGTCGTCGCGTCTGCGACTTCATTCGATGCGGGACGCCTCGTCCTGGTAGACCAAGAAGTCATGCAGGTCGCCCAGAACTACACGTCCGGCACGACCGTCGATGTGCTGCGGGGCGTCAACGGGTCTGCGACCGTCACCCATGTGGTCACGAGTAATGTGACGCATGGAGACGCCACGGACTTCTCGACCGCCGCCTCGCAGGAGATCATCGGCTACCAAGCGTCACGGGCAACCGTGATCAGCAGCATCACAGCCACCGGCACATTGACGTTGCCGAAGGCTGGGACTGATGCCCGGGTGATTCTGAACGGGACCAGTGTGATTGCGCTGACCATCCCGGTTCCGACCAAGGACATGGACGGGACGCTGCTGACGATTGTGGGGAATGGGGCTGCGGCCCATACGCTCACCTTCACAGGCGGGTTGTCCGGTGCGGGCACGTCCTACGACGTGGTCACGACGAACGCCACGGCTCCGATTGCACTCACCGCGATTGCGTGTAACGGGTTGTGGAACTCGTTTGTCGCCACCCCGATGGCCGGGACGGTGACGAACATCACGGGCACCGTGGCCTAACACCAGGCAGAGGGGGGTCACCATCCGTGGCCCTCCTCTCTTTTTCACGCGAGGCATTCATGGCGATTGTGCATAACCCCGACTCTGACTACGCCAGAGAGCTGGAAAAATGGAACCAGCCGACGAGCAACGGCGGATTCGGAGCGGCGAGATTTGAAGAGTATCCGCTCATGGTCTTTAAGGCCTTCAAGCGGGACAACGGTCGCGTGATGTGCGGTGATCCACTCGCCACCGTGGGTGATGCCGAAGGTGAAGCCTTCTCTCGGTCATGTCAACTCATAGTCAGGAACAATGATGAGCGGGACCGGGCGATGGATAATGGTTGGTCTGTGGCACCGGACAAGGCTATCGAGAAATATGAACTCGATATGCGCTCGATAGCCGAAGTCACCGCGCAGCGCCACTTTGCCGATCAGGGACTCAGCGATCTCGCCAAGGCCGAGGCCACGAAGGCGGATGCGGCGACCCATGAACAGGTGCCGGCCGTCCCGATCACGCCGGTCAAGCGGAAGCGTGGGCGTCCGCGTAAGACAAAGGTATAACGCATGGCCCAAACCAGCGGTACGTATAACCGGTCGGTCGTGATCACCAAAAGTGACACGGTCAACTTTGATGGCAGCACGTATGCGGCCAATGC